TGCTGCATTGCGCCTTGAACGTGCCGCTAATAATGAAGCTACTAATAAAAAAACTAGACAAGAAAAAGAAGCAGAAATAAAAACAATGGTTAGTTACTTGGACGGCAATACGGATGCCGCACAGTATCTGATTGATAACTTTTCATATGATAGAGCAAAAACTATTGCTGCTAATTTGGCAACGCAAAAACAAAAGCTAGGTTTAAATCCTTTAGATCAAATTAGTCTTGCTCAACGAACAGGTAAAAGTGTGACTCTTGAGCAACTTATTGATAGCAATACACCGTATCTATCTTTAGCCCCGTTAGATTCGGTTAAGGGAAGTGTTGCTGTAGGTTTTGGAAAAATGTTCGGTGGTGCTGATGCATCTATGCAAAGATTAGAAAAGTTGTCTGAAGGCCAAATGGTAGCTGCTGGTATTGAAATGCCATCAGGTGAAGATGCATTAAAAACAATGCCGCCCACATTACAGGGTGATCTTAAAGAGTATATGTTGGGTAGGTTAGATACTCCTAAAGAAGAAGCTGAAAGATTATATATGCTGGCTAATAATCTTCAAGCAAAAGGTAAAAAAGAAGAAGCTGAAGCAATGAGAACAGAAGCACAATCACTAATGTTGATTGAGGAATCTACTAGGGCCACCACATCTACTGATGAAAAATGGACTACAGATAAATCTATAAAAAACGGAGATAATCTAGGAAAATCTTTAGCTATGGCTAATGGTTTAGGAACAGTGATAGACAAAAAAACCGGATTAATAACGGATATTTCTGGAGATGATAAGCAACGAACAGAGTATATAAAAAAGCAATCCTATCTACAAGAATTACTAAATAAATATATTATGGATAACGGAATAAAAAGTCATGGTACGGCAATGAGAGAATTAAAATTAGCCATTGCTGACAATTACATGATTTCTTATGAACCTCCTGCTGATGATGATGGTATGGGTAGGTTTGTGGTAAACAAAGATGCAAAACTGTTTACGGCTCCTTCAAATACAACTGCATCAGGTAATCTTAAATTAAATACAGGCACAGGCGGCGGTTCTGCTACGACTCCTCCATCCGGCGGTGGGGCAGCGGCTATTAATGCCCCCTCTGCTGCTCAACAGATAGTTGACCAGTTACTGCAACAACAACCCGGATCAGCAAAAGCAAATGCTTTAAAAAATATACTAATAAGAAAACATCCGGGTACAGCAATTCCTCAAGGATATTAAATGTCAACTCCATTATATCACGAGTATGTTCCAGAAGATTTGAATAAAGAAACATTAATGCAAGATGAAGATTTTGTAAATGATGCTGCTTACTTTCTTATTGACCGTGGTGGGTATGCCCCAGAAGAACTAGATACTGATGACAAAGTATACGATGCTTACATGGAACACTTCCGTTTTCAGAATGTAAATGAAGTAACTGCTTTAAAAGACATGACATATGCTCAAGAAGCTGATGATGAATCCCGTGCTAGAATGGGTCGTTTAATGGACACATTTGATAACATGGATAGTGACTTAGGTTGGTCTGCTGCTGGTGATTATCTGGAAGGCGTATTTAAAGCCCCCTCTACTTATGCGGGTATTTTTACTGGTGGTGCAGCTAAAGCAGGTGCGCTAGCAGCGCAGCAAAGCGTTAAATTTGGTATTCGTCAAGCCCTTAAAGAAGGAATGAAGACTGCTGGTAAATCTGTGCTTATAGAGGCTCCTGTTGCAGTAGGAACTGTAGCCGCACAAGAACAGACTCGTGTAGAAACAGGCGTAAAAGAAGAAATTGATTTAGGTGCTATGGGATTTGCTGGTTTAGCGTCTACTATTGCGCCTGCTTTAGTAGGACTGGGTGTAGGCACACAATCAGCACTCCGGTCTTTTCAAGCTGAAGAGATTGTAAGAGCAACAGGTAAGCAAGACATTGAAGCTATACAAACAGGCAATAAGATCAGTCAGACTATATTAAAAGGCGGCAGTAAAAAAGATGCAAAATTAAAGGCAAAAACAGCTAAGACAATACTGAATACTTTAACACTGGATGATGTTACTAAAAAAGCATTGGAAGAAACTATACCAGAAGAGTTAGCGGCAGGTTCAAAGATAGCAGAAAAGTTAGGTAAAAGAGGTAGTAACACCACGGCTGCAATTGACACACAGTTACTTCAGAATATAGCCACCGCAGGTGCTAGGGTATATCATCTTATACCACCACGCCTCAAAGAAGGTAGTTTAACAGATCGTATAACAGCAGGCAGTAAAGAGGATTTAGCTGAAAGATTTACGTCACGTATATCACGAGGTATACGTGAAGGTGTTTTGCCTAAGAATACACTACAAAAAATACTAGATGAACACAATGTTACCTCTGAACAACTAGGAACTATTATGGTTAATGATGCTTCAGCAGTAATTGCCGCAGAAGCTAGTCGTGCAGGTAAAGTTCTGGGGGGAATTAGCGCAGCTAAAGGTGCAGCTAAACGTGCAGTAGCTAAATTACAAGTAGAATTTAATGAAATAGACGATGGCCTATTAAATATGGGAGACTTTACCAGTAAGGCTTTACGCCGTGTTGAAGAAGAAACAGCAATACATAAACTAGGTCAGGCTGGTGAAGGTTTAAGAAACATAAATAAAGCGCGTATCGGTTTGATGACTATTCAGGCTGCCACGACTGTTCGTAACACAACAAACGGATATATGCGTAATTTTATTTATACTTTAGATAATTTGGGTACTGGTTTAATTAATTATGCTGGTGGTAATATAAAGAAATTAACTACCATACCTAAAAGTGATGCTGCTTTACAGGCTGATAATGCAGTTAAGTTAGGACGTGCGCAGATGCGAGTTGGCGCAGACGGTCTACTGTTTAAAGATTTAGTTCTTGGTATGAACTCAGCTTCAACCACCGCATTGACTAGACTAATGAAAGACGAAAGATTTGGTGCTAGTGAGATTGCTAGGCAGCTATTTAAAGATATGGGAGATGTTGCCAATACTACGGGTGCAGAAACAGGTTTATTGGGACTAGCGCGTAAGTTAAATACGTTTAACACAATGTCAGACAATATGTTTAAACGTGCTATTTTTGCACGTGAGTTAGACATAGCTATTCGTGCAAGTTCAAACAACGCACAGAATCTAGCGTCTACTTTAAAGGCAGGTAATTTTAACAAAATACCAAAAGAGAACTTAGCAGACGCTATGGAGAAAGCACTAGACTTTACCTATCAGACGGGTAAATTCAGAGGTAAAGATGGCATATTTAATTCTGCAGCACAAACCTTTATTGAGTTTGGTCAGACCACAGGCGGTTCTTTAGCAATACCATTTCCACGTTATATGGTAAATCAATTCAGGTTTGTGTATGAACATGCGCCTATATTTGGTATGATTGATGCAGGTGGAGTTTTAAACAAGTCTAGTTTTGCTGATAGAGCCGGAAAACAATTAAGCGGTTTAGCTTTAATATCTACTTTCGCTGCTGTAAGAAGTCAGTTTGGAGATGAGACCACTGGTCCTTATGAATATAAAGACCCTACATCTAATGACTTGTTTGATATGAGGGCTTCTCTTGGCCCCTTTGCCGCATTTGCAATGTTTGCTGACTATCTATATAGAAAAAATCCTGAGTTACCGGGTATGGGTAAACTGCATGACAATGATAAAGTCGCATCAGATATGCCTTACTCAGCAAAAGAATTTATCACTGCCATGACTGGTGGTCAAGGTCGCGCAGGCACACAACTAGATATTATTGATGGCACCGTTGATGTTATGATTAACGGTGTAGAAAACGGATTATCAGAAGATTTAATATGGGAAGCCGGAGCAAAGGCTTTAGGTAATTATTTAAATACATATACTGTAGGTGCTGGTGTAATAAAAGACATAGTGACTACAGTTGATCCTCGTTTCAGACAAGTTGCTGATAACACTGATGTTAGTCCCTTGGGATACATGCTGAAACAAGCAACTCGCTCCTTCCCTCAAATGACGGGCGATAAAGAGCAGGGAAGTTTGATGGGTTATACGGGTGTTGGGCCTCAACGTGACCAGTTAGAATCCCCTACTCGTTCTGGTGGATTACGTAGTGTAAACGCTTTCTTAAAACAGTTGACAGGTCTTACACCTAAACAAAGTAAAAATTATGTGGAAAAAGAACTAGACAGACTAAAGTTTGAGTACTATGAGGTAAGCCCTAAAAATATTAAATTAGATAAGCCATTGACAAATGAGGCAAGAGGTTTAATGGGCGAGTATATGGATAGGGAAGTTGGACGATACATTGCTGGACCCGACTATAATAGTTTAGCTAGTGATAAAATAAAACGTGCCAAGTTAAAAGAAATAGTTAATAAAGTTAGAAATGAAGCGCGTGAGATAGTGTTAGACCCTGAAAATACAGGTGTGGCTACAGGTGTTCTTTCTGACGCTGAAAGAAATCGGTCACTAAAAGTTTTATACTTAAATAAAGTACCTAGTGGAGAAAGAATGGTTATAGAAGAAACGTATAGAACACAAAACAATGGTCGTACTATAGCGGATGATGATGCGTGGGAAGCAGCTATAAAATTGTACAATGAATCAAAAGATACGTTCTAAGAACAAAAAAGAGGGGGCAATTAAGCCCCCTTTTCTATACGCCACCATCCATCGTACTCCTTTACACATCCGCATAAATCATTGGCTAATGCCATTCCAAACATATACAAAAACCATAGAGTGACGAGGACAAAAGGCGTAACTTTAACGATTGTCACCAGAACCCTGAAGCATACCCCTAGATTTCCTGTCTGCAAGTTTCTCCAGATTATCTTCCATAACTCTACCAAGGTTAACTCCTAACTCTTGTGCTAGTACAGCAATATACCAACAGACATCACCTAACTCCTTCGTAATCTCTGCACGTTTAGCTGGGTTATCTCCATCACGTATCAGCTTCTTAGCCTTGTTAGCAATCTCACCTGCTTCACCAGACAGTCCTAACGTCAAGTACGCTAGGGCTGTTTCTTTTGGAAAGATGGCTGTCTCACAAGCCTTTTGCTGGTATAGTGCCGCTGTAATGCCACTCATTTGTTTCTCCTTCATCCACTGTTTAACTTCTTGTTCTAGCTTCTTCATTGCGTTTTACTTTCTGTAAATTCACATGGTAGGCATCATTCCATCCTCTCTGCCATTCTCTTGCCTGCATTGTATTTGGATCAATGGGGCAGGTTAACTTTCCCTTTTGAAATGCTTCCTGCCCCCACTCAAACTGGATGCGTAGTGGTGCATCATACTTACTTAGTCCATTACGCCGCAACTTTATCTCCTTTAATTTGGTAATTGAAAAGTTTAATCGCTGTAACCTTGTCAATCTTAAACCACTCACCCTTACGTTCTTCAGCAAAGTGTTCAAAGACTTTATGCATTTCCTTTTCTTTTTCATGTCTGTTGTTTACTTGAAGTTTTGCTATTACTTTGTAATCACGAAAAGGTGAAGACGTTTGGTAGCCGTTTAGTCTGTCATCAGAGTTAACTGCTTTACCAACCTTTACCCACTCAGGCCACGCAGTATTCACAATGATGTACACTTCACCTTCGTCAATGCTCTCAATCTTATCATGTGACCAAGCATCGTCTAGTGATTTGTATCGACCGGGTTTGTGTAGTGGATGCTTCTTGGAAATCTCCTTACCGTTAACATACATCCTTTGTGCGTCACGCTTACGTACTGCTTCAGGGTTATCTTTGTAGTACATAGGATTACCTGTGTAGGGGTTAGCTTTAAACCTTTCAAAAATCATGTTACTCTCCCTCTGGCTGCGCCTCTGGGGTTTCGTTTACAGAAGATACCAGCATTTTGCTGAAAGCATCCTGCGCTACAGCAAGCTGGTCTAGGTCAAACCTAGCTTGTGCAATTTTGTTGTTCAAAGAAGCAACATGATTAACCATAGCCTTCTGGTTATCTTCTAGTTCTTCAAAGTTGTACTCTTTACCATCAATGGTAATCATTCGGTTCTCATCGTTCATTTTCATTCTCCTTCTGTTTCTGTTTAAGTTTCTGCCATTCTTCATAGCTAGGGTGACTACGTGGGGGATTGAACTGTATCCAACCATCCCCACGCTTCCACACTAACTTACCACTAAGCTGCTGCGATGTCAACTATTTCACACACCCCTGCAGTACAGGCTAACTCACGCCCACCTGAAGTTGTGTCCTCTTTCTCAAAGTCACTCAGCTTAGACCAGTCTACTTTCTTAGGCATCTTCTTCTTGAACTCAGCGTACTGTTCAGCATCAATGTCCTGATAAGGTGCTTGCTGATATGTATGCTCACTGAAAGGCAGGAAGCTGATACCAGATACTTCATCGAAGTGTTCATATACCCAAGCACCTACATCCATCCATTCATTTTCCTTAACTGAAATTGTTACGCTAGGCTTATGTTCGCACCAATGACGCTGGTAGGTAAGCCACAGTTCAAGCTGTTCAATGGCAGTCATTTGAGTACGTGTTACCGCACCGTTAGGTGACTTCATTGGGAAGCTAAACACTGTCGTGCTATCAGGCTTCATTACGTCAGGCTCCGCTGGGATACCTTCAGCAACCAAGAACTGTGTCAGTGGGTCTTTGTTATCGCCACGAACAGTACGAATGTAGTACGGATTGTGCCGTGCGTGAATACCACTTGCTGCATCAGTAAGCTGCGACACAGTGCCGCTAGGCTTCACACATGTGACAGCAGTAGACTGTGGTATTTTAAGCTGCTTAGACATTGCTTCGTTAACAATGACTGCCTCTGCACGTAGTATTTCAAGTGCAGTCTCTAGTTTGCCACCAGATGTAGCTGTCAGATTATTGTCCATGATACCTGTCAGCGACACACCAAGCAAGCGTTCTTCTTCAGTATTCTTCTGCCAAATCTTACGCAGATACTTGAAGTTCGTTAGTGTTGCTTGGAATGTACCCAAGATGGTAGCTAGTCGTACCTTCTCTTTCAGTATAGCAAGAGTGTCTGATTCACGTACTACTACTTCTGACAAGTTACAGAACTGGTATGGACGCAAGATAATTTCACTGCAAGGATTACACCCGAAGTCATGGTCTGTCTCACGTCTACCATTCTTTTCTGCCTGCTTCTTAGCTGACTGACGATTGAATATGCCACGCTCACCTGACTTACTATCATACAACGATAACCACTCACGCATGAACGTACCCATCTCAGGCTTAGTCTTGTAAGCTACAGAGTTATTAGCCAGCGCACGTTGACCTTCATTCTCCCACCACTGACCTGACTTAGCATGAGCCATCTGGTCATCGTTAAGATTAGACAATGAAATCAAAGCACTACGGCGTACACCGCCGACAACTACAACCTCACCAATCTTACACATGATGTCGTGACATTCGATTGGGTATAGCCTACGTCCAGCTGCACCCTTGAACTTTTGAATACAAAACTCAAATAGTTCAACAAGGGGCTGTGGACCTGATGCACGACCGCCAAAAGTCTTTAGCCGTGCGCCAGCAGGGCGTACTTCGCTGACATCGAACTTAGGTATTTGTCCACTGTACAGCATAGCAATCAATTCCTTGAGTGACTTAGCCCAACCCGGACGTGAATCACCTACCTTAATTACTGTGTCTGTATCGTGGAACTCTTCGCTAACCATAGGTAGCTTCTCAATGCAGTGACGCTCAACGCTGAAGCCAACGCCAGTACCACACATAAGAATGTACATAGACTCGTCAAAGGCACGAGGGCTATCTACAGGCACGTAGGAACAGTTGTATCCACCTACGTGACAGCGATCTAGTGCTGGGCCAGCAGTCATCAATGCCCTCATAGAAGGCATGATAGACTGGTTGAGTACAGCTTCTTCCAGTTCACCTCTCAGTGTATCTGGTAGCTTATAGCCATTGTTATTAAGCAAATGGTCAGCCATATAATCAAAGTATCTTGCGACAGTTTCACCCCATGTCTCCCTTCGCTGTTCGTCTTCTTTCCATCTTGCATAGCGTGAAAGTGCTATGAAGTTTTGGTAGTCTGTTGGTAATGTATTACTAATCATCTCTTTACTCCGTTACTGTTCTAATGTTTCTGATGGTGGCACCTTCTATGTCATAGAAGTATTCTTGTATGCCGTCTTCTAACTCCTCACCTACTCGACCATCAGCGGGGATAGGGTATTCTTCTTCATCTATATCAAGGGTAATAAACATTTTAACTCTTATCACTTGCCATTACCTCTTCAATCAACTTGTCAAGATACCACTGTGCTTTCTTCAAGTCTTCTAGTGGTTTGTCTTTGTAATCAAAACGCCACAGGTATTTCATAATGTTACCCTGCAGATAATACTTGAACCCATCACCAGTGGCAGCAGAGATAGCATGAATACATTCAATACCTGTCTGGTTATAGTGGGGTGGACTGTTGACCATATCAACATTACCCCAAGCCACCTTGCCTGCCTGTTCTGCTTCTTCCATCTTCTTCATAAATGCATCATGTCTCATGCTGAACCCCCTGTCTTTGTGTTAAAGGATAGGTGTACTACGTTACCGTCATAGGTCTTTTCTACACCTGCTTCTTCCTCTAGTTCTACATCAATATCCATCTCCGTGTCAATAACTTTTGTTACATATTCGTGTACAATATTGCGTAGTTCTTCTACTTCTTCCATTACAGGAACGGAAGCACACATCATCTTAGCAAAGTGCATCACCTGATAATAGTCTTCGTCATCCATAGGGTTGTCTGGCATAGCCATAATAGATATGTCAACTTCACCTGACCACCTACCATCGTCATTTGCAAATGGCCTGACACGGATAAGGAAGTCTTCCTCGTTTACTTCTTCAGCTAGTTTCTCCATCATATTCATAGTTATCTCCTTTTCACTTTTGTGCCGCCAAACTTAATAAACTTTGGATGCTTGTTTTTGCCCTTCTCCTTCAACCAATCTTCAGGAATAATCCTGTCATAGTATCTAAAGCCGTGCTTAATGCACCAGTCTGCATATGAAGACTTGGCACCCTTGCTTAACTTAGCCTTGCTGTTAGTAAACACAAAGCGTATGTCCAGCTTGGGATGCTGCTTCTTAATGGCGATATGCTTGCGCCTATCTGCTGCCATGAACCTGCCCTTTGTCTCAATTATGATACCATTGTCGAGTACAAAGTCAGGGGTATAGGTGCGGTAGGCTAGGTCTTCCCATTCAATCTTGATATTCTCGTAGTCGTATTTAATCTTGTGTTCATCAAGATAAATGGATAGCTTGTGTTCTAGCCCACTGCGATACCCATGTTTTATAGCCATACGCCTTGCCTTATGCAGCAATTACATCTCCAATGTAACTAACTGTAGGCGGGTTCTTAGCCTGTGACTTTACAGCAGGACGCTCAGTAAGACTATCCCAACAATCAAAACGGTAGCTGCAAAATTTACATCCGTTATTGAGGACTTTATTACCTGTGGGCTTGCCACGAAAAGTTTCAGGCACTGGTTCAAAACATCTTTCAAACTTGTTCTCCTTTACTGTCTTTACTGTATTTTCAATTTTAGCAAGTTCAGCATCCATGTCAAGACCTGTGGCTGGCACATATTTAAAGTGACCATTGGCCTTGTTGACTACCCACCAGCCACCCGCACGTTTGCCGGAAGCCTTGGCATAACCTGCAAGCTGTCCCACGTAACCAAACCCGTCTCCTGCTGCGAGGGTACTATAAGATTCAAACTTGTTTCGGTAGGACCAGTCTGAAGCTGATTTAATATCATCAACTGCATCGTTAATGACAATATCATATGAGCCATTAATACTAGTAGTACCAAGGTTAAGAGTGACTTTTTCAGAATCATTGTATTTTACTCCTGCTTCTTTTAAAAGACCTTTGAACACTGCTTCTACAATGTCTCCGATCATCATATTCATCATAAAATTAGTTGGCATAGGTAT